CCGACATCCAAACTGCAGCAGATCAACGGGTCAACGAACTGTCTGACCTGATGATGTTCCAGCAACAGCAGTCCCAACAAACACAGGACCTGTTGGCACAGCAGGCCATGGCAGCTGAAGCGGCCTACACCGAGCAGGCGCGTCAAGCGGCTGCACTTGGTACCGCTTACATCCCTGACATGGAGAAGTCTGCTGCCACTGTTGCGCTTGGCGATCAGCGCAGCACCGATAAGGAGAAGAAGCAGAACAGCCTCAGTGAACTGGCCATCGTCTCCGGCCTTGGTACCAACTCCAATCCCCTCGCTGGCCTCCAGCTCGCCTGATGAAAGACACCGCTGAATCCCGCTGGCGTGACCTGGAACTGTTTCGCAGCCAGTACCTACGCCGTGCCATCGACTGCTCGGCACTCACTGTTCCAACCCTGATCCCCGAGTCGGATCAGAACTCAGGCTGGACTGGCCAGCAGTTCAACAAGCTGCCATCCCTCTACCAAGGCGCTGGTGCCAGGGGTGTGAGCAACCTCAGCGCAAAGCTGCTCCTTGCCCTCTACCCCCCTAGCCAACCGTTCTTCCGGTTGGTGATGGACCGTGGCCAGCTGGAGGAATACATCGGCCAGAGCGGTGCTGATCCCAACCAGTTGATAAGCGAGCTGGACATCGCGCTGTCCTCCATGGAGCGGCAGATCCTGCAGCGCATGGATCAACTGCAATCACGTCCGGCTTTGTTTGAAGCGATCAAGCATCTGATCGTTGGTGGCAACGCCCTGCTGTACGTGGGTGGTGACACCATCCGGATGTATGGACTGCGCAGCTACTGCGTGGATCGTGATCCCGATGGCAACGTCACCGAGATTGTGATTCGTGAGCTGGTCTCGCCCCGTCACCTGCCACCTGGTACTGACCACCAAGGTGAAGATGACAAGGATGCTGAGGAGCTATACACCCACGTTGACATTGATCCCAACGGTGGTGATAAAGCAGTGCAGTGGTATCAGGAGTATGACGGCAAACGTGTACCTGGTACAGCTGGCTTCAGCAAGTTAGAGACCAGCCCTTGGGTACCGCTGCGTCTGCATCGCATTGCAGGCGAGAGCTACGGCCGCGGCCTAGTGGAAGAGGTGTTGGGTGACCTGCAAAGCCTGGAGAGCCTGTCCAAGGCGATCGTGGAGGGCAGTCTGATTGCCGCTAAAGCCATTGGCCTGGTCAATCCCAACGGCACCACCCGTGCTGATGTGTTGGCCCGTGCTGAGAACGGAGCGATCGTGGCTGGTAATGCAGCAGACGTTGAGTTCCTGCAGGTCCAGAAGGCAAACGATTTTGCGACAGCGTTGCAGACCATGCAGCTGATCGAACGTCGGTTGAACTTCACGTTCCTGTCCAACGAGGCAATGCAACGTGACGCGGAGCGGGTGACTGCAGCCGAGATCAGGCTGATGGCCGAAATGCTGGAGGCTGGACTCGGTGGGGTGTACAGCCTGTTGAGTTCTGAGCTGCAGATCCCCTTGATTCGTCGGGTGATGCACCTGATGGAACGAGGTGGTGAACTGCCGCCTGTACCGAAGGGACTGGTTGAACCTCAGGTGACCACAGGCCTGGAGGCTATTGGTCGTGGCAATGACAAGCAACGACTGACTGACTTCCTGCAGGTGGTAGCAGCAAGCATTGGGCCTGAGCAGTTCTTGCAGTACATCAACCCCAGCGAGTTGATCCGTCGTTACGCAGCATCAGACGGTATTGACATTGCGGGACTGGTGAAATCCGAACAAGACATGCAGGCTGAAATGGCACAGCAACAGCAGGTACAGTTGGCGCAGCAACTTACACAAGGAGCTGTTGACAATGGACTCGCCGCGCCGCAGCCGCAGCCAGTTGCCGCCCCTCCAACAGGAGGAGCAGGAGCCCCAGTCCAAGCGCCAGTCGGAGTCTGAGTTACCACCCGGTACACGCCGGGTTCCGTATCCCAGCGGCGACGGTTACATGATCATTCAGGACGGTTTCAACCATGCCTGAAGTACAAACCGGAATGGACAGCAGTCCGGCTGAGGTTGCTGCTGTTGCTGAGGAATCAGCCAAGGTTGATGCCGCTCGTGCTGAGCTGTACGAGGAAGCAACTGGTACGTCTGAGGGTGAACTGATCCTTGGGAAGTACCAGTCTGTTGATGACCTGGCCTCGGCGTATCAAAGCCTGCAGGCTGAGTACAGCCGGCTGAAGGGTGGCGCTGTCCAGGAGGAGCAGCCCACTGCTGAGGCTGAGGAGGACGAGGATGAGGATGAGGATGAGGACGACGAACCTCAGGCTCGTATCAGCACGGAGCAGGCGCAGCTGGTCCGTGAGCAGATCATGCAGCAGGCAGGAGGTGAGCAGCAGTACCAGCGGATTGCTGGCTGGGCATCACAGAATCTGCCTGAGGAACGCTTGACAGCGTTCAATGATGCACTCAACAGTGCTGATTCAGGTGCGATCCTCAACCAGTTAAAGGGATTGCAGTATGACTTCATGATGAGCAATGGGTATGAACCCAAGCTGTCAGGTGGTCGCTCACCGTCGTCTGAGATCAAGGGATTCAGCAGCGAAGCCCAAGTGGTGGAAGCAATGAACGACCCGCGATACAGCGGCAGCAACCCTGATCCGGCATACATCCGTGAGGTTGAAAGGCGGATTGCTGTAAGCAACGTCTTCCAAGCAAGCTGATGTTGGTGTAGAACTATGGGCAGATCCAACATCACGGTTCTGCCCTAGGCCCGGTACGCCGACACCCCAGGAGCAAGGAGTGAGAGGCGTGAGGCCTCACTGTTGATCACCTGTAAACCCTAATCAAGGAGACCGACGGTGGCTGCACCTGACGTAACCCTGTCTAGGCCCGGTGTAATTAACAACACAGCCGGCACCTGGGCACAAGACAACGCTCTGTTCCTCAAGGTCTTCAGCGGCGAAGTGCTGCAAGCCTTCAAGCGGAACTGCATCTTCTCTGGCTTCGTTCAAGAGCGCACTATCCAAAATGGAAAGAGCGCACAGTTCCCTGTGACTGGCCGATTCACGGCAAAATATCACACCCCCGGCAAAATGATCGAGGGGCAAGGGAACATGGCCCAGAACGAAGTGGTCATCAAGATCGACGATCTGCTGATTGCAGATGCCGCTCTGTATGACCTCGACGAGGCCAAGAATCACTACGACATTCGTAGCATCTACTCCAAGGAGCTGGGCCAAGCCCTGGCTCGTGAGTACGACAAGCGCATTGCGCGAGTCCTGACTCTCGGCGCCCGCACTGCCACCAGTGACCTGACTGCCAACCTGCCTGCAGGTCTGAGCCCCGACGATCCGTACCGCGTTGGTACCCGGATCGACCTGGCCAAGGCAGCTCCTACTCCCGACGATCTGGTTGCCAGCGTCTTCGCTGCTGCCCAGGCGCTGGACGAGAAGGACATCCCCCAGGATGGCCGCGTGCTGGTCTGCTCCCCTGAGATCTACTACACGCTGATCCAGTCCACCCGTGCGGTGAACTTCGACTTCAACCAGCAAGGGACCAACGGTTCCTACAAGGAAGGTCAGATCAGCAAGCTGGCTGGATTCAGCATCTACAGCAGCAACCACCTGAAGCAAGGCAATGTCACCGCCAAGGCTGGTGAACAGGGCTACACCTTCGGTGGTTCTGACACTGTTCTGTCCTCTGTGGACATGACCAAGACCAAGATGTTGGCCTTCCAGAAGGGTGCAGCTGGTGTGCTGAAGTTGCGCGATTTGTCCATGCAGATGACAGGTAATGACTATAATGTCATGTACCAGTCAACACTTATGGTCGCCCGCTACGCGACAGGCTTCGGTATCCTACGCCCGGAATGTGTGTGCGAAATTCATAATGGTTGATCAATAGTTCAGCCATTCACGTATAACTCTCACCCAATACTGCGCTTCCTTTTCGGAGGCGCAGTTTTTTGTTGTCCGCTTTCCGTCGATAGTCACCTGCGCCTTCCAGCACTGGTGTGTATTGCAATAGAAATAGCCGTCGCTGCTGGGCCGTCGCCGCTTGTAGTAGGGGCGGTTCGCCACGTTCTCCCCACTAGTCACCTCACGCAGGTTCCAGATCCGGTTGTCGTGCTTGTCCCGGTTGATGTGGTCCAGGTACGGACCAGGCTCCACGCCATGCATCCACTTCCAGACAGCGCGATGCGTCTGGCAGGCGGCGCCGTCAACAGTGATGCCCCGGTACCGGCGTTTGGTGCTGGGCTTGTAGGGCCTGCCTACTGCCTTCTTCCTCACCAGTTCCCCAGTCAGGGGCTTGTAGTCGAATAGCTCCCAGAGCCGCTCGACAGGGGGGAGGGGCTTACGCTTTGGCATCGGCCTGGTTGTGCAGGTTGATCACGCTGCGGGTGTTCCACCACGCCGCAGCACCCCACTCTCTAGTGGTAACGGTTGATCGCTGTCAAGATAGGGGCCAGAGATGCCTCCTTTTTTTATGGCCATCACCATCACCACAATCCATCCACCCGCCACCAAGACGGCCATCGCCTGGGATTGGCAAGCAGCACAAGCAGCTGATCCCCATGCCCAGGTACCCCTGGTCACCCTGGCTGCTGGCCTGAAGACCGGCACTGTGGGCGCAGCTGGCACCTACACCGAACCCCCGGCCTACACCGTGACAGGAGTCAAGGGTCTGTTCGGTGCTGGCGGTGCTGCTGCCAACGGCAACATGACCAAGAGTGCTCCGACTGCTCCCGCTAAGGGCGGCGGTGGCGGCACCATCTGAGATCAACCATGACCGAACTTGAGGCGATCAACACGCTGCTTGGCGTCATCGGTGAAGCACCGATCGATCGCCTCAGTGACATCACGGTGAATGAGATCACCGACAGCGCACTGGCTCGCCGCACCCTGCATGAGGTGAGCCGGGATGTTCAGTCGGAAGGCTGGAGTTGGAACACCGACCGCAACGTTGAGTTGCAGAAGGACACCAAGGATCAGTTCCCGATCAGTGACGACGCACTGGCGGTGATCTTCTCCCCCAACCGCTACCCCGACATGGAGTACGTGGCGAGGGGCGACAGGGTGTATCACCGCTTCAAGCGGGTGTTTGATTTTGGCAAAGACATGACTGGTCCACTGTTGGTGGATCGCATTGTCATGCGGCTGCCATGGGAACACCTGCCTCATGCAGCACAGCAGTACACCACCATCCGTGCCGCTCGTATCTACAGCGATCGGTACATCAACTCCAACATCATCTACACCTATACGGCGCAAGATGAGGAGTACGCCCGCGCCATGTTGATCCGTGACGAGGAACGTCACATGAACAGCAACTTGCTCTGGGGTAATGACCGGGGTATGGGCAACGGCATGGGATACATCCCAGCTGAAGGCACTCGTTTCCGGACACGCTGATGCGCCGCAAATCCAACCTGACCCGTCAGATCCGCAAGCCACCTGGCGGACCTGTTGAAGGGAAGATCGACACGTTGATTCAAGGCGTGTCACAGCAACCCAAGCACCTACGGGTGGTAGGTCAGGGGGAGGAGCAGCTCAACGGCTGGAGCAGTCCCGTTGAAGGGCTGTGCAAACGGAACCCATTACGACTGGTGGGCAAGATCCTGCCCATTCCAGTCACAGACTTCTACCTCGAGATGATGTCGGTCATCTCGGGTGAGCGATACAGCGTGATGGTTTACCCCAATGCAGGGGGTACCAGCCTGTTGATCACCCGTGATGGCTCACCGGCCAACGTGCACGTCCATGGCACTGGCCTGACTGCAGTATCGGCATTGACCTTGGACCCCGGTCTGCATGGCGCAGGGATGGGCGTCACTGGTGATGCCAGTAGCTACATCTACAACGCTGCTGGTGACTACCAGAAGAAGTACGTCCTGATCAATAACGGCCCGTTGGGCCTGCTGCTCAACAGGGAGAAGGTGGTGGCAATGTCCACCGACAAGACTCCGGCTGCCAAGAAGGAGGGGTTGATCTTTGTTCAGGGCACAGCGTATGAGGTGAGCTACAAGCTGAGCTTGAACGGCACCGAGGTTGGGACGTACACAACGCCGAAGGCAACTGACACCAACAACGAGCTGAGCACATCCACTGTTGCGACTGAGCTAGCGAAGTTCGTCACTGCTACCACTGGCTTCCAGGCCACCGTGGATCGTCACGTTGTCTGGGTGAAGAAGACCGATGGCAGTGACTTCACGATCAAGCTGGATGACGCAAGGGGCAACAGCTTGGCCCGTGTGGTGAAGGACAGCGTGACCAGCCTTGCGGAGCTGCCAGTGGTGGCACCCAATGGGTTCATC